TTCTGATAAGATGGCTAACTATATATTTGATAAACTAGAAAATACAATGACAGAAGCATTTAGTAAAGATTGGTGGTTAGAAGAACTGCTAAAAGAAGATTGTTGGGATGGATATAAGCAAGTAGGTATGAAGAAAAAAGGAAATAAGCAAGTTCCTAATTGCGTACCTATTAGTGAAGGCGGTAATGTATTTGGAACGACGAGTCCAATAGCAAAATCTGATATAGAACCTACTTTAGAAGTGTTTTCAAATAGACTTGCTAAATTATTTCCTGCAAAAGCAGCGAGCTTTAAGCAATTTGAGAAATTAGGGTCTGTAGGTAAAAAAGAAATATCAGGAGATATTGATTTAGCATATGATGTTAAGAACTTCTTCCCTGATGGAAAAACACCTGATTTTGCAGGTTGGGGAATTGACCAAAATAAATATAATGAATTAGTTGCTGGCTTTACTAAAAGAGCTAAGAATGCATCTCCAGAAAAAATTAACTTAAGAGCAATAATAGCATTAGTAGGAGACAAAATTAATAATGCTTACGATGATATTGAAGTAGATATAAAAGGATCAGTATCAGGTGCATTATTCTGTAGTATTCAACAATATGATTCAAATAAAACTCCACTTCCTAAATATGTGCAAGCAGATATTAATATAGGTAATTTAGATTGGCTTACATTTAGTTATTATTCTAATACTTATGCTGGTAATGTAAAAGGTCTTCACAGAACTCAATTAATGTTATCATTATTTGCGAATAAGAATTATACATTTGGACATGGAACAGGAGTAGTAGATAAAGAAACGGGAAATCAAGTTGCAAGTAATTCTCAAGAAGCAATTGATCTATTAAGTAGATTATATGGATTTAATTTAAGTAAAGACATTTTAAATGATTATTTTAAATTAGAGGAATTCCTTAAAGCAAATTTATCTCAAGAAGAATATAATGCTATTATGGATAGATATTTAAAGATATTAGATTCTACAAGGACAGATATACCTGATAATTTACAAGATTATTGGATTGCTAATCAAGCAAGATTGGGATTAAAAGGTAAATTCTTACCTGATGATTCTAAATTATTATCATATCAAACATTATCAGAATCAGGATCTATTGGCGCAGACAGAATTCCAAGTATGGCAGTTAAATCAACAGTTGATTCATTTGTTAATAAAGTTTTAAAGCCCTATCCATTATATAAAGGCTATAAAATTACCGGCTCATATAATATAATTCCAAAAGATGAAGATGGTAATGTAGTTGGCGGTCAAGAAAAGAAAGAAGGGCATGGAGATATAGATTTAGTAATTGAATTAACTGGTGATAAGGCTGACACAAAACAAATAAAAGCTGATTTTGCTACTTATTTAAAATCACTTCCTGATGATGTTATTGTTCCATTTAGAAGTGGTAGGCACGTAGGAAAGAAAACAGCAGGAACAGGAGATATAGTAATTACACAATATCCAATAGAAGGTTATCCAGATTTAACAGTTCAAATAGATAACATGATAGTTGTATCTCCAGAAGAATTAACATACAGATCTACATTCTTAGATATTCCAGGAGAGCGTCAAGCATTATTAATTGGATTAGCTAAAGCAATGTGTATTGAAGAAAATCCTTACGATATCTTTAAAAGATTGAACATTAAAAATATACCGAAACTAGAAGATAATCAAGAATTTGAATTTGTTCTATCTCCAAAAGGATTGACATTAAGAGTCGTTACTTTGGATGGTTTTAAAGAGCTAAACAGAACAGATATTTGGTCATCATTTAATTGGTCTGATGTAGAAAAATTATTTCAAAACTATGATATAAACGGTAGCTTTGAAGAGCTATTATATGATATAGTAAGAAAAGTTAAGAATGCTAGATCTAAAAATAGAATCAAAGGAACGTTTAAATCTATGTTAGTAATTAATTCTGGCGAAGCAGGAACTCCAAAAGGAAACGCAAAATTAAGAGCGTTAGATAAAGTAGCGGATGTACTATAAAAGCATATAAATATCATTTAATCAATAATTATATAAAAGGTTATGGCAAAGAAATTACAAAATATACGTGCTATCCGACAAATGTTGGACGGTAGTCACCGAACTCAAAATAAAACATCTGTAGGTTATGAAGCTACTAAAGAAACACATGAAGTGGGAGATGTTTGGGTTGACGGTAATGGTGTAGAATGGGAACAATTTAAAGGATTTAAAAGTAACACCACTAAAGCATTAGATGCTATTAGAGCTGCTTTAAAAGAATTAAGAATGCCTGATGTCTGCCCTAAATGTTCTAACGAAATAAAAGACAATAAGTACAACAAAAAAATGTGGAGTGTCCATAAGATGTGCTTTGATTGTGTAATTGATATGGAACATGAACATAGATTAAATGGTACGTTTGATGAATATGCTAAAAATCTAATGAAACCAAATATCCAATCTTGGTTAAAGGATGCTAAATCAGAAATGAAAGCAATTCAAGAAATGATGACAAAAGCAGAATTCGTTAATTCAGATGGAACTATTGAAACATGGGAATCACCTTGGCAAGGTAAAGAAGAAGAATTAAATAAATTAATGGAAGAGGACTTTCAAAAGATAAGTGCTCAATTATTAGGAGAAGAACAAAATGAAATATCGAATATTAATTAATACTATTTATTTATTTGTTTTTGTGATTATTTTCTTTTATATTAAGAATTACATCACAGATTTAAATGCAAATGTAAAGGTATTACAAAACGAAATCGAAGAACGAGTAATACAAAATGATAGCATATCTAAAAAATTAGATAGCATCGCAATTAAAAAAGTCGAAGTAATTAACAACATACAAAACAGATCTACTATTATTAATAATTTGCAGGAAGAACTAAATAATACTCCTACATTTGATACTAGTATATCTAATGCTATTATATTCTTAAATGAGTTTGGCAGTAAAAAACTATAAACAATGAAACAGTTATTAATTTTAATATTTCTTTTATTCGCAACAATAACAAGAGCATATACGCAACCCATAGATACATGTTTTTCTAGAAAGAAAATACTTAACATCTATAATAATATTGTAGTATTAGAACACAGAGATTCTATTAATACTATATTAATTAAAGAATTTAATTCAGTAGTTATTGATTATAAGAGTGTAATGAAAATGGATAGTACAACTATCGCAGGTCAAAAAATTCAAATCAATAATCTAGAGGAGAACTCTAAAACCTGGAAGAAATTATATGATACAGTAAATCCAAAGTGGTATCAAAAGCCTCCTTTTATGTTTGCAACCGGAATTATAACTACATTATTATTATTTAAGTTATTCTAATATGGCAGACGTAAATGATTATCAAAGTAAAGTCCAAGGAACGCAGAATGTAAAGGATTTAATTAAAGAAGAATATAGGAAATGTGCTTTAGATCCTGTATACTTTATGAGAAAGTATTGTGTTATTCAACATCCCGTAAAAGGGAAAATGCTTTTTGATTTATATCCATTCCAAGAACAATGCTTATATGATTTTAGGGATAATGATAGAAATATCATTTTAAAATCTAGACAATTAGGTATATCAACATTATCAGCAGGATATATTTTATGGTTAATGGTTTTTCATGAAGATAAGAACTGCTTAGCCATTGCAACAAGACAAGAAGTAGCAAGAAACTTAGTTACCAAAGTAAGGGTAATGTATGATGGATTACCGACTTGGATAAAGCAAAATGCTCAATCTACAGAAGACAATAAATTATCATTAAGATTATCTAATGGGTCTCAAGTAAAAGCTTCTTCTACATCAGTAAGTGCAGGACGTTCTGAAGCAGTTTCATTATTAGTAATTGATGAAGCAGCATTTATTGAATCCAATACTATCGAAGAACTTTGGGGTGGTTTGCAACAAACTATGGCTACAGGTGGTAAATGTATTATGTTATCTACACCGAATGGTATGGGTAACTTTTTTCATCGTATGTGGCAAAAGGCCGAATCTGGACAAAATAACTTTCATACTATTAAATTACATTGGACAGTACATCCAGATAGACATCAAGCTTGGAGAGATGCTCAATCCGCAGAATTAGGAGAAAAATTAGCAGCTCAAGAATGCGATTGCGATTTCACGACATCCGGTAATACAGTAATTGATCCTTTAATTTTAAAGTCTTATTGGGAAGATACAGAAATGTGTTGCGACCCAATGGAAAAAAGAGGATATGATGGAAATTTATGGGTTTGGAAAGTCCCTGATTATACCAGATCATATATGGTGGTTGCAGACGTTTCAAGGGGCGATGCTTCAGATTTCTCCGCCTTCCATATAATAGATATAGAGACGGTAGAACAAGTCGCAGAATATAAAGGGAAATTAGATCCTAGAGATTTTGGAAATATGCTTGTTGGGATAGCGACGGAATATAATGATGCTTTACTAGTAATTGAAAATGCTAATATAGGATGGGCAGCAATTCAACCCGCAATTGATAGAGGATATGCTAATTTATTTTATAGTAGCGCTGATTTAGCAGTTATAGATGTTCAACAACAAATAACAAGCGGTTATGATTTAGCGACTAAATCTAAAATGACTCCTGGATTTTCTCAAACAACAAGAAATCGTCCTTTAATTATATCTAAGTTAGTTGAGTATATGAGAGATAAGACTCCTATTATACACAGTAAAAGAACGATTGCTGAATTACAGAATTTTATTTGGCATGGTTCAAGACCAGAAGCGCAATATGGTTATAATGATGATTTGGTTATTTCTTTTTGTATAGCTCTTTGGGTGCGCGATACGGCATTAAGATTAAGACAGCAGGGTTTAGACCTTCACAGAAAAACCGTAGGACTGATAGGAAAGTCAGCTCCGGTATATAGCAGATTATCAAATGATGCCCAAACTAATCAATGGAATATGAAGGTTGGCGGTAAAAATGAAGATATAAGTTGGTTACTATAAAAACCAGGTAATCTTCCAATAAACATATAATTATAATAAAGATATATAATGTCATTAATAGATAAATCACTTTCAGCAAGATTAGGTAGGCTGTTTTCAAATAACGTTATTGTACGAAGAGTAGGTAGCGGAAAAGGAATAAAAGTAATAGATACTGATAGATTACAATCTGCAGGTAACCTTGAACAATCTAAATATGTAGATAGATTTACTAGACTACATGGAATAAAACCAAGTATATCTACTTATAACAATAACTATAACTATCAAAGTTCTAGAACAGAGCTTTATACCGATTACGAAATAATGGATATGGATTCTATTATTTCAGCAGCATTAGATATTTATTCTGATGAATCGACACGTAAAAATGAATATGATGAAATACTAACTATAAAAAGTTCGGATGAGACTATTAAAAAGGTTTTAGAGAATTTATTCTACGATATTTTAAATGTAGAGTTTAATTTATGGCCGTGGATTAGAAGTATGAATAAATATGGTGATATGTATTTATATTTAGATATTAGAGAAGAAATTGGTATTGTAAATGTAACTCCATTATCAGCATATGAAGTAATTAGAGAAGAAGGTACAGATCCAAATAATCCTTATCACGTTCAATTCTCTGTTATGGGCAATAATAAAATTAAGTATAAGAATTACGAGATTGCACATTTCCGTTTATTAACAGATTCAAACTTTTTACCTTACGGTAAATCAATGTTAGAGCCTGCTCGTAAAGTTTGGAAACAGCTTACGATGATGGAAGATGCGATGTTAATTCATCGTGTAATGAGAGCCCCTGAAAGACGTATTTTTAAAATTGACGTTGGAAATATTCCTACTAGTGAGGTTGATAACTATATGCAGCAAATCATGAATAAAATGAAGAAGCAACCATATATCGATCAACAAACAGGTGATTATGATTTAAAATTCAATTTAATGAATATGCTAGAGGATTTTTATCTTCCGGTAAGAGGAAATCAATCAGGTACTGAAATTGATACTTTATCAGGTATGGAATTTACCGGTATAGAAGATATTGAATATTTAAAGAATAGAATGTTAGCAGGATTAAAGATTCCTAAAGCATTTTTAACTTTTGATGAGGGTATATCAGGTAAAGCTTTATTAGCTGCTGAAGACGTTCGTTTTGCTAGAACAGTAGAAAGATTTCAAAGAATCGTTGTTTCAGAGCTTACTAAAATAGCAGTTATTCATTTATTCTCTCAAGGATATAAAGATGAAGATTTAGTTAATTTTGAAATAGCATTAACTACTCCATCAATCGTTTACGAGCAAGAATTACTTGCATTATGGAAAGAAAAGATTGAGTTAGCAAAGGAAATGCAGGAATCTAAATTATTATCTGAAGGATGGATTTATAAGCACGTATTTAAATTGTCTGATAATGAATGGCAAGATGAAAGAGATGCTGTATTAGATGATATGAAAAATAAATTCCGTCAATCCCAAATTGAAGAAGAAGGAAATGATCCAATTCTTACGGGAGAATCATTTGGTACTCCGCATGATATTGCTTCATTACATGTAAGTAAAAGAAATGCCGGTGTAGAAACAGAGCCAGAAAATAATGGAAGACCAAAAGGTGGTGGTTCGGCATATGGCACTGATGCTCATATATTTGGAAGAGATCCTATAGGCTCAACAGCATTTAAACCTGCAATAGATTTATCAGTAAAAGAAAATGTAAATAAATCTAATAGCAAAGATGCTGCAAAGAGATTAGGATTCGTAAACAATGATCACACCAAGTCAAAGAAATTAATATTGGAAAGTATAAAAATGCCGAAGAAGTCTGATCCAGATGCAGGTACTTTTTTAGACGAATCTAATATTTCTGAATGATTTGTTAACGTAACAAATAATTATTAATGTAATACATACATAGTACTAATACTATATGAAAAAAATTAAACATAATAAGCTTCGTAATACCGGCGTAATATTTGAATTACTGGTAAGACAAATTACCGCTGATATTTTAAATAATAAGGATTCGAAAGCAATTAATATTGTAAAGGAGTACTTCTCTAAAAAATCTAGTTTATCTCATGAACTAAAATTATATCAAACTTTAACTAATGAAAAATTATCTAACGATTGGAAAGCTACGCAACTACTAGAGGCTGTTATAAAGTCTAGAAAGAACGTTAATGAAGAATCTTTAGAAAAACTTAAGTATAGTTTAATTAAGAGTATTCGTGAAAGCTATAAATTAGAAGACTTTTTTCAACATAAAGTAAATAATTATAAAGTATTAGCAAGTATATATAAGTTATTTGAATATGCTGAAGCAGATAATCCTGTTGAAGTAGTAGATTCTAAATCTTGTATATTCGAGCATTTAATCAGAAAACCAGAAGATTCACCTAGTGCTGAAAGCTTAATTGAATCGGAGTTTGGCAAAGAAGATAAAGATATTAGATTATTGTCATATAAAATATTATTAGAGAAATTTAATAATAAGTATAATGGCCTTAATCCAAATCAAAAGCAATTATTAAAGCTATATATCACAAATTCTCCTAATGATAAGAATGCATTATATGAATATGTAATTACATCTATAAAGACTATTAAGATTGATTTAGATAAAAGTATTAAGAATTGTGGTAGTCAAGTAGTTCAAATCAAATTATCTGAAGTATCAAATTTACTTACAACCATTACTGAATCTAAAATTATAAAAGATAATCACGTATTATCTTTATTAAGATATTTTGAATTAGTAAAAGAGCTTAAAAAAATTAACTAGAATGGCATTCAAAACACTTTTACAGGAAATTGAAGATAAGTTCAATGAAGTAAATCTTCAAGTTATGGAAGACATCGACGATAGCGGAAAATACTATGTCGAGGTACTTAAGCCCAACATTTACCTAGCAAAACAAAAATTACAGAAAAATATATTTATTCTCAGAGTAATGCGAGACGATATTTTACATGCATTAGGTAATGGCGTATATAAATCTAATTACAAGAATATTATAGAGGAATTGCTTAAAATTTTTAATAATAATGATATTAAATTTGATTCTAATGTAGACGAGTTAGCTGAAGAATCTAATTCAAGTGGAGCAGGTGCATATTTAACACCTAATGCTTTTGGTCATGAAGCTCCAGAAAAAGCTATTACCGCATTTGGTATGAAAAAGGTTAATATGAAAAATAAAAATACTAAAGCTTTACAAGAATCTGTGTATAAAAGAATAATGAATCTATAAATAAAAAAACTATAATAAAATGAGACTTAAAAATAAAATATCGATTAAAGGTGATACTTTAACAATTTTTAAAGAAGGTATGTTTAACTCTATGAAAGGTGGAGCAAACTTAAGCACTATTGCAAAGAAAATATATGACGAATTACAATTAATGGGTTCATATGATTCTTCAGATAGACAATTATTAATAAAACAAGCCGGATTATCAGGTAATGATGCAAAAACAGTATCAGATATGTTATTTGTTATGGATGCTGATGAAAGATATGATGATATGAGTAGATATAACGAAGCTATAAAACAATATCTAGAAGAAGGAGAAGATGAGATTGATTTTGATGATGAAAACTTTTCAGATTCAATGATAGATGGTGAAGATGATAGGGATGATGATTATGATGATAGCATGGATGTTTATAGCGATGAATATGAAATGTTAGAAAATATGAATGAAGCTAAAATGTATTATCATGTATTAGAAGATGGAGGATATGGTCGTATAGGACATCAAGGTTATTATAATACTCCAGAAGAAGCCAAAAAAAGAGCTGATGAATTATCTGATATGTTCCCTAAATTAGATTTTTATGTTGAGGCTTATCTTAGCAAAAGAGAACCAGTTACAGTAACTATGGAAAGTAATGCTGTTAATGAAGCTAAAAAAGCTAAAACCAATCCTAAAGATAAAAAGAAAGCTGATAAAACTAATTACGGTCAAAAAGATATTGCTGATATAGATATGGTAAATCCATACGAGCTTAAAAAAGGAATCAGAATAGAAATGGTTGATACGGAAGATTATGTTAAGGCAATGGATAAAGCAGTTAAGAAATTAAAGAAAGATCCTATGTTTTATAGTAATTTAATTGCCAATTCTAAACATGTAAAAGCAGATAAAAGATCAGATCTTCCTAAAGAAGTTAAAGATAAGAAATTAAATAAGACATCTGATAAAATGAAGGACAAAGCAAATGAAATGGAAGTATCTAAGAAAGATGCTACTAAGAAAAATGCTAATGATACTTTAAATAAAAAGGAAATGGCTAAAGGCAAACCTAAAGGAGTTAAGGAAATGGATACTCCAGGAAAAGAAACAAAAGCTAAACTAAAAGAAAGCATTAGTATTTTTAATAGCCTTAAGAAGTTATTGTTATCATAATTATATTAAATAAGAACTATGAATACTAATTTACTTATAGATTATCTTCCGTTTGAAGTATCTCCTCAAATGATTAATGAGTCTCTAGAAAAAAATGGAGGTCGTTTAATCGTGCAAGGTACTTTACAACGAGCTGATGCTTATAATCATAATATGAGGTCTTATCCTCGTGCTATATTAGAGCGTGAAGCTAATAGATATTCTTCGCAAGAAGTTAAAGAAAGAAGAGCGTTAGGAGAATTAGATCATCCAGACTCATCGGTAATTAACTTAAATAACGTTTCTCATAATATAACTGAAATGCATTTTGAAGGTGATGATTTAGTTGGTACGGTTGAAATTTTAGGAACTCCGTCAGGAAATATCTTAAAAGAATTATTCAAAGCTGGTATTAAATTAGGGATTAGCTCAAGAGGATTAGGTTCAGTAAAACCAATTGACGAACAAGGACATGTACAAGTAGGAGATGATTTTAATTTATTATGCTTTGACTTTGTATCTAGCCCATCGACTCAAGGAGCATATTTAAGACCTATTAATGAAGGCTCAGGACAAGCAGCAGGTGTAAATAAATATTATTCTGTAGAAAAGATTATTACAGATATTATATCGGATTTTAAATAACATAAAAATGTCAACAGATAAAAATATAAAACTTAAGAGTCTTTTAAAAGAAGCATTTGGTGCTTTAGGTGTTGTGACACATGCTCATCCAAATCGTAAAAGATTGCAAGAGGCAGAGCCAGGAATGCCAGGAGCACCTGTACCTACTAGGCCAAGCGTTCAAGCGCCTAAGCCTCAACAAAGACCTACTCCACCAACTAGACCACAAGTAAGACCAATGGCAAATGACGTTCCGCAAGAACCTCAAGAAGCACCTGCTCCACCGACACCTAAGACACTTAATTATAAAGTGCAACCAGGATTTAAAGTAGAGTTTGAAGGAAAGCCTGGCCAATACTATATTATTAGAATCATGAATACGGCTATGACTAATTTCTTAGTTGTTAATGATAAAGTAGGAAAACCAATTCAATTTATAAATGTTGGAATTGAAAAGATAGATTCAGACGAAAAAGGTAAACCATATAAAGGAGAATTATAATATGAACAGCCCAATAAGAAAAATAGTAAGAGAATCCGGTATGGAAAAAATGTCACAAGAAAAGAAAAAATTATCTCCAGAAGAAAAGAAAGCAGTAATGGAAATGATTGGTAAGTTTAATGAATATGGTAAGCATGTTTATAGAGCTGATGAATTACGTAAAATTACTAACGAAATGAAAGATGTAGTAAGTAAAGCAAAAGATATGACTTTACAAGAAACAGAAGGAAGCTTTGATGGTATTACAGTAGGCCGTCATATGAAAGGATTAGATAGCTCAATGCAATTATTTGAAAAGACTGCAGCAGAAATTAATACTTTACAGCAAAGATTAGAAAGTGTTTATGAAGATATCGGAAACGTATTAAATAAATATTATAAGATAAATGAAAATGAATTAGATGCTGTAGGGCATGAAGACTCAGATATTAATAATGATGGTAAAGTAGATAACCAAGATGATTATTTAAAGAATAGAAGAGATGTTATTTCGCATGAGATAAATGAAAGAGAAGCAAATAGATTTAAAAAATTAGCAGGTATTAATAAGAAATAATTAAAAAGCTCTATTAAGTTAGGGCTTTTTTACTGAATATACGAAAAGTAATTAAAAAAAATGCTGTTTTTATACATTCGGTAATATATATATTAAATTCCAATATCCTATTTTAATATAGGATTCGAATATCTTAAGTACCGCTATTATAGTTGCCTAATAACTATATCGAATAAATTTCGCGGACAACAAAAAATCACAACAAACAAAAAAATGTCAAACTCAGACTTATTAAAAGAAGCTATTGCTGATGCAAGAGCAGTAAAAGAAACAGCTATCGCTAACGCTAAATTAGCATTAGAAGAAGCTTTCCAACCAAGAATCCAATCTATGATTTCTCAACGTTTAGAGGAAGAAGCAGAAGAAGAAGAATTTGGAGAAGAAGAAGAAATGCCAATAGATGGCGAAGAAATGCCAATAGATGGCGAAGAAATGCCTTTAGATGGAAAAGCAGGTGAAGACCGTGACTTAAACCTAGGTGGTCAAGCATATCGTGTAGACAATGCAGGAGATCCTATGCCAGGAGAAGAAATGCCAATGGATGACGAAATGGGCATGAAAGAAGAACCAGTTGATGAATACGATTTATCAGAAATTTTACGTCAATTAGACGAAGAAGAAGATGATGACATGAAAATGGAAAATGAAGAAGATATGAATAACTTTGAATTAAATCCAGGTGAAGATCCAGATTCTTACGATTTAGAAGAAGAAATCGACATCAATGCTTTATTAAAAGAATTAATGCATGGTGATGAAGAAGGAATGGACGAATATGGTATGGAATATAACGATATGGATCACAATGGTGATGGTAAAGTTGATGCAGAAGATACTTTATTAGCTAAAGAAAATGAAGAATTAAAGAATGAATTAGAAGAAGCATATAATGCTATTAAAATAATGAAGTCTAGCTTAAACGAAGTTAATATGCTTAATGCTAAATTATTATTTACTAATAAATTATTCAAAGCTCATTCATTAAATGAATCACAAAAAATTAAAGTAATAGATACTTTCGATCGCGCTAGAACAATTAGAGAAGTTAAATTAGTTTATACTACTTTATCAGAATCATTTGCTAGTAAGAAAACGTTAGTAAGAGAATCTATTGCAAGTAAACCAGTTGCGTCAACAAGACCAGCTAAACAAATTATTTTATCTGAAGGCGATCAAATTGCTGCAAGATTTAAAAAATTAGCGGGTTTAGGTAAATAATTAAATAATTAACAATTAAAACAAAAAAACAAAATATATTACTATGAGTAATTTAAATGCAATTCAAAAGATCGTTTCTTCTACGCAAGATAGATCATTCCAACTTTTAGAAGAATCTAAAGGTTTAATCAATAAATGGGGTAAAACCGGTTTATTAGAAGGTGTTGATAGCGAGTATGATAAAGCTAGCATATCAATCTTATTAGAAAATCAAGCTAAGCAGTTAATCACTGAATCTAGCAGAACAGGTACAGCAGCTGGCGCAGAAGAATGGTCAGGTGTAGCGTTACCTTTAGTACGTCGTATTTTCAGTGAAATCGCTGCAAAAGACTTCGTTAGTGTTCAACCAATGTCTTTACCATCAGGTCTAGTATTTTACTTAGATTTCAAATATGGTACTACAAACAATGCAGGATTTGCAACTACAAATACTTCACAATTACCTAGCGTAACTGGTTATCAAAACAATTCAGTATTTGGTATTACTAATACTACAGGTGATCCAAGTCAAGGTCTTTATGGTGCAGGTAGATTTGGTTATTCAATTAATACAGTATCTAGCTCAGCATTAGTAACAGGTTCAGCGCCTACTTCTACTGCTTATGCAACTGGTTCAATTGTAGCATCTGATTACAATTACGATACAAGATTCTTCGCTACTTTTTCTGCTTCATTAAATGCAAATTCATCAATGAGAACAATAACAGTTTCTTCTGCATCAGTTCCTAACTTTGATTTCGAAGGTGTTAGAGCATTTAATTTAGTTTCTTCTACAGGTACAATGACTGTATTCCCTCAGTTTACTAGAACAAATTCTGATAATTCACAAATTATTTTCGTAGTATCAGCATCAGCAGCTTCAGTAATGGCAGCATCAAATACAATATCAGTATTCTATGAAGTTCAACCTACTGCTTTCGGTCGTGGTGATTTTGAAGCAGGTGCTACACAATTATCTCCTTCAGTTGATACAAACGTTAACATTCCTGAAATCAACGTAGAATTACGTAGTGAGCCTATCGTTGCTAAGACTCGTAAATTAAAAGCTATCTGGACTCCAGAATTTGCTCAAGATTTAAATGCTTATCACGCTATCGATGCTGAAGCTGAATTAACTTCAATGTTATCTGAATATATTTCTCAAGAAATTGATTTAGAAATTTTAGATATGTTGATTCAAAGTGCAGTAACAGTTGATGCTTGGTCAGCAGTATTAGGTACTACAGTAGATGTAAATGCAGCAGGTCAAACAGTATTAGTTTCTAGTGCTCAGACAGCAGCAGCTACAGGTGCATTCTATAACCAACAATCTTGGTTCCAAACTTTAGGAACTAAAATCCAAAAGGTATCTAACAAAATTCACCAAAAAACAATGCGTGGTGGTGCTAACTTCTTAGTTTGCTCTCCTGATGTTGCTACTATATTAGAGTCTATCCCAGGTTATACTGCAGACACTAATGGTGATAAAATGCAATTTGCAATGGGCGTACAAAAAGTTGGTATGATGAATAATCGTTTCCAAGTTTACAAAAACCCTTATATGTTAGAAAGTACAATTTTAATGGGTTACCGTGGTACTCAATTCTTAGAAACCGGTGCAGTTTATGCTCCTTATGTTCCTTTGATTATGACTCCTTTGGTTTACGATCCAAATAACTTTACTCCTAGAAAAGGTGTAATGACTCGTTACGCTAAGAAAATGGTTAGACCCGAATTTTATGGTGTAATCAGAATTACAGATTTAAACAGAATCTAATTTTAGTTTAACTAAATAATAAATAAAAGCTTGGAATTAATTTTCCAAGCTTTTTTTATGTCCATAGAATATATTTATAATAAAATATATTTAAAATGGCAAAACAAATTTTAAGCGAAGAATTTCGCAGAATGCAAAAACTTGCAGGAATCATCACAGAATCACCAGCATTTAATGATGATGGAGAACCAT